GGCCGCAACATTAGGAAGACCACTCATGTCGGAGTAATCTAGGGTATCCGAATAATCAGCGGGGAGCTCTACCGCAATAACATCAGTGGAAGCATCCCAAAGAAGTTTGACACCCATCCCAACATTAGAAAATTTAATCTTCTCAATGCGAACACCCGTACAAGCTGTTCCGTCTTGCAGGGAAGAAAGTGCGGATACGTCTACCTTAACAACAGCAGCCTCACCACTTCCATCGCTCGTATTCGTGCAGTAAATAATAGCCCTTTTAGGACCGTCTTCTACAGTAGTTTTTGTTACAGCATCAGCCATGCCAAACTCCTTGTGAAAGGGTGGGAGTTGTTAAACCCCCACCCAAAACAAATTAATTTATAGTTGCAATAGGAGTAGATAGGGCCGTTGCCATCCAAGTGGAGTTGGTTCCGTCATCGGCAACGCAAGTCATCGAGATACGGGCATTAGCTACCGTTGAGTTTGGCAGCGTCAATGTATCGCCTGCAACATCGCTAACGGCGTTAGCCGCTGTACCCGCCACCAGGGACAACATGCCTTGGAAATTAGATACCGCGCTACCCGGAAGTACGAATGTAGTTGTTACGCTTCCGCCGACAGCCACAGTAAGCTGAAACTCATAGGTTACACCTACGTTGCCTGTAGCCAACGCGGGAAGGTTAACAATATTTGCTGCCGCACCGTTAATCAAAAACAAAGTTCCTGATTCAGCCGCCGTCAAGGTCTGTGTTTTTGCTCCAGCGGCATTGAAATCGGTGTTAATAGAGCGTCTGGCAGTAAGTGTTGACGTGCCAGAAATTGCACCAGTTACGGAAAGAGTGCCACCAATAGACGTGTTGTTACTAAAGGTACTGTTGGTGGTTTCCGCACCCGTAACGGCGGCAATGCTAATGTCTTCAAAACCGTTTTCTGAACGGACGGCACCGCTAAAAGTCGTGTTACCCATTTGGGTTCCTCCTTACGAGAGATTGGCCCTAGAGTCTTCGTAAGCGTCTGCTGGGACAGTCGCTAGGGCTAGTGATTCCCAGAAAAATAAGTTAGGGGGAGAGAAAACCCTCCCCCTTAGTCTTATGCGCCTTTAGATCCGTACACGCAACGTGGATCAGAGTAACCGTAGCTGTAACGCTCACGGGCTTTGAACCGTACATTGCCTGTATCAAAGTCGCCTTCCATCTTCGTAGACATCGGCATACGCTCAAAGTGAACGAAACCTCGAGGAGCATCCGTCTTAATGAAGAATGCATCCGTATCCGTCAGATAGTGGTTAACGACATAACCCTGCGGGAGCATACCCATGTTACGCATTGCGTTAACATCGTTGTCCGCAGTACCTGGACGAAGAGTAGACTCAAGAAGACGATCCGCCACGAACTGAAGTGCGGGGGGGATAATCAACTTCTGTCCACGAACCGAAACTTTAAGGCCGCGCTCATCAACAAAGGCTGCAATGTCGATAAGAGCATTCTCAAGGCTGGTTTCGTTCAAGTCAGCATCTGTGCTGGGCTCGTTACGAAGCGACCCATTGTTTACAAGAGGATGATCAGTAGCGCAAAGCTCCTTACCATCACCACCCGCAAACGTGCTATCAAAAGCGTTGTTTAGCGTAGCTGCACCCTTCACCTGTTTGGTGTTGGCCATGCTGCGTGCCAAAGCTTTCGTATAGCGAGAGGCGAGGCGATCATAAAGATTATCCTCGATTGCTTCTTCCGTAATGGAGAAAGCAAGCGCAATAGTCTCATGCGTGTACCGCGCCGTATACGCTTCTTGTGCATCATCAAAGGTAATCGCTGAACCTTCTTGCTTAACGGGTGCTGACCCAAAGCCTGAAAGCATCACTTCTTCTTCAAAAGCACGTTCTGAAGATTCCGTGTCATAGATTTCCGATGACTCATCGTCATACCGGGCATACTCAAGGCCGAAAAGGGCGTTGAGACCGGGCTCTAGCTCTTTCGCTAGTTGGGCTCTACTGATAGCCATTTTTCAATCCTCTCCTATACGCCAGTGGTTGAAACAGTGCCAGCAGCAATGGACCCAGTAGGTGCATTAAAGCTGTTGTTCAACCTGACAATTGCGCCAATTCCAGCGGCTGCGAAGTCCTGATTTTCAGGATCCTCAGTCCAACCCATAACCCGCAAAGTAAGGCTATTGGTTGTTGCTAGGGTACTGACAGCCAAACGACCCAATGATACACCCGTAGCATCGGTTCCCGTTATACCCGTAGACGTACTAGCATTCAAAAACACACTTGCGCGTGCGTTTGCTTCGCTTGTCCACGATGCGTCCGTTGCAACTACATACAACTGACTAGGGTCGTCGTTTATAAAGGCTTTAACCGGATGGTTGCTATCTGCCCCAGAACCGGGCCAGTAGTTACTCCAAACAGGTTTTCCAGTGGTGCTTGAGACATACTCACATCCTTGAAATACACCCAGAGCACTAACAGTTCCACCAGCGGCATTAGATGTATGGTCGATGAACCCAGAAGCGAGGGGAACGACTATCTGTCCGTGGTAGAGTTTGCCAGTATTGTCTGAGGCAATTTCATATGGAGTATATCCGGTAAGACCAGTGGAATTTGAACCTCCGCCCAATTTACTAATTGGTCGTAGGCCAAAACTTCCATTACTATTAGCCATTTAAGATCTCCTAGCCCTCGTCTTGAGGGCCTCCAAAAGTTACACGAGATTGCCGATCAGGATTATTGATCGGCATTGCCGGATGCTGTTCACGAGCTAAATCGTTATCAACAGCGGCCATTTGATTGCGAGTCATGCCACGAAAATGTGCGTCACGTTCCTTAACAATCTCAAGTGGAATTCTTGCAAGCAAAAGACCACCTACTCCTATAACACCAGCATGTTTACCATCTTCAACGGTTGGGACATCAAAGTCTGGGTATTCTTCACCACGTACCAACTCCCATCCCTCGCGGGATCGCGCTGCTACGTTTTTACGGTCATCAAAACCCATTACTTCGGACCTAATCCATCGATGTTTGTAACCATCTGGAGCAAGTGGTGCGTCCAACATGGACGGTGGCTTCCAAGGTTCCCGGCGTGCTTGCCCTGCACGAGTTTGATTGGCTCTTGGCGTTCTCGTAGACTTTTGGCGAGATGTGTCATTCTCAGTAGTCATGGTCTTAGTCCCTCACGTATTTGGCGTATTCATCGAGAGGCACATTAAGCCTCTTTGCAATAGCTACCTGTGATGGCGTTAACCGCACAGTTTTCCGTCCACTCTTATTGCGGGATTTGGAAGATTCAGCCGACGCAACTTTTCTTCCCCCGGATTTAGGCTTAGAATCGAATTTATTTGGAAACTCGTTTCTTAGTCTATTGTCGAGTTCAGCATAATAGTCATCCGTTGACGGGTCAAACCCCTCATCCTCTACAAGACGGCGATGAATACCAAAAGCACCATATGTCATAACTTCATCTTGGCCGAACCAATCATTCTTAGCCGCCCAAGACTCCGCTTTTGGATCTGCTTTCGCAACAGCAGGCTGCTGTACCGGAGCAGGCTGCTGTACCGCAACGCCTTCATCTTCCTCAGATGACTGTAAACTTTTTCGGTTGCTTTTCTGAACAGCTAATTCAGCCATAGACTCTTGAGCGGACACGATTTTATCAACGTCGCCCGTTTCATGAGCTTCTCGAAGGGTGTTCTTAGCCGACTCCATTTCAACACTTAAACGGCCGTCAAACTGTTCAAGAAATCCTTTGTCCAAGGATTTAATTCGTTCTTGGAGACTTTCGTTTTCTTTGCGGACGTTTTCAGCAAACGTTATTGCGGATTGCTTTTGTCGCTCCTCTTCGCGAAAACGTTTAGTTAGCTCGTTAATGCGGCCTTTTACGCCAGAGCTATACTCTTCCAACTCTTCTTCATTAGATTCTTCCGACGCAACTACGCCAGAATCGTCAGCAGAAGTGTTTGAATTTTCATCGATACTTACGTCAATTGAATCTTCTTCGTCGTCACCAACGTCAATTTTTGTCTCTTCAGGCATGGTACATCTCCATGGTTTAACTCTTCTTTCTATACGTGTTTGATATCATCGGGCTCAAGAATAGTAGCGATAACCTCGTCATCATTAATGATGCGAACTTCACCGCCTTCAATCTTAAACCTAGCTCCGGCATAACGTCCGATACAAACCCAATCGCCTTCTTCACACCAGGCGGTTGAATCCTCACCGAATTTACTTGGGTCCTGATAAGCTAGTGGGCCGACCCTTAAAACATAAGCAACAACCGTTGCCAGTGCTTCTCGATCTCGAACCGCATCCGGAATTAAAATGCCGCCTTCAGTAGCCGCTTTGCCCATATATGGCATCACAAGTAGCCGCCAACCCGTAGGCTGCGGCAGTCTTTCTTTTAAGTTTTTACTAACAAGAGAAGGATCAAGAACCTTTTCACTTTTCTCTACATAGGCACTTGAGGGCTTTGTCTCTTCTGTTTCTTTAGACTTGATTGAGTCCAAGACATGGTCGGGCACTAATAGTGTCTTAGTCATTCTTCCTCCGAAGATTGCAGAAGATCCTTTATCTCCTGTTCAGTAAATTCTAGACCCCGTAATTCTCCGGTAAGGCTCCGGTAGGACTCCATATCTCTTGGAGTGCCATTAAGGATCGAGCTCTGGGTTAATTCTATGCGACTCTGTATAGCTCTTAACAAAGAGTATGCAAAGGTCGTTGGGTCAGACATATGTTAAAAAGACCCCTTATAGTTTTTACCTTTAATGGCACCGCCCTTGGAATACTTAATCGGGCCGCGCTTCTCTTCTTTCATGCCGCCGCGTGTGTAGCCAAGAGTTTCGTCCATCATACCGCCATCCATGTAACCGGGCATCATACCACCGTCCATGTAACCGGGCATCATGCCGCCGCCCATGTAACCGGGCATATTACGCATCGTGCCGCCCATGTTGCGCTGCGTTTCCGGGGGCTTTTCAAAATAATCTTCAATGGGTGCCGGATCAACCTCAACCACGGCAAAACCACCTTTAACTTTAATGACTTGCCCAGCCTTCTCTTCAGCAGCTTTTTTTGCGGCTGCTAGTGTTTTATAGGTTGCTCCTCCTTCAGGCATTAGAATGTCCTCACAGGTTTGCCGCGACCGGACATTGCCATGCCGCCATCGTTGCGCTTCATGTAGTCTTCTTGCGACATCTGCACGTCTCGGTTAGAAATTGAGTTAGCTGATTTGGTAGAGTTAGGCATTTCTGTTCCCATTTCCCCACTGAGGAAATCTTGTCTCGCCTCCCTAAGAGCACGAGCAATACGCACTTCTTCCAGAATCTGTTGCGCTTGCCGTGCGTCTCGATTAGAAATTGAGTTAGCTGATTTGGTAGTGTTCAACGTTCTTACCGCACGAGCACGAGCACGATCTGCATCTGACATTGCCATTAGAATGTCCCCTTTCCACTGTTATCGTTATAAGTAAGGCCCTTCACTTGAATGGGAGGAGCGCCCTTGATACGGGCCATTCCACCATCAGCCATATTCATGACCTCATCCACAGAAACGCCTTCCATTCGAGCGACGACCCCTGGGTTTTTCTTCCGAAGAACCTTTTGGCCCTTGCTGAGTCCGCCATCTTCCATACGC